GTAGTGCATGAAGTCACGTACTTCGGCTGTTTCCTGTTTTTTGTTTGGATCAATTTTCACTTTGTTTCCTCCTTCAATTTCGGGTAATTTTTGTGCACGTTGCAATGTTTCTAATTCAGCTTGCGAAGTTGCAATTTGCTTATCAAAGTCATCTACCTCTGCAAGCCCTTTTTTAACATCTTCAACCTTAGAATCTTCAGCGGTTGCCAATGTACGTACTTCTGTCACTTTCTTAGCCTTTTGAGCTTTTAAGTCAGTGATTTGTGCTTCAATTTCAGTAATTTTCATTCTTTGTCTCCTATTCATACGTTTTCAATACAGCCAATATCTTAGCTTTAGCATCATGTTCTTCAATATCTTTGAGCGCTCTAGTTACATTCACATTAGTTTCTTGATAAGCAGGCATACCAACAACAGATACTTCATACAACGAGCCGATTTGTGAAATCGTTCTTTGTGGTAAACCTGTTGTATCAGTGAGCCACGTATCAGTTTCTACCGTGAAACCAAAACTCATGCCTTTCAAATTACCAGCCCTGATATTGACATACACATCATGTCCTAATGTTGTATCTGGAATATCAAGTGTAAAGTGAAGTCCTTTATCATCAACTTCTAAACTCAATGTATTGGCAGAACTGCGACCAAGTAAACTACCAAAGTCATGGTTGTAAAGTGCTAAAACATCACTCAAATCAATACCATCAAAGGCATTCGGTAATACATACTCAATAAATCCGCCTAAATCTTCACTGGGTTCATTAAAGACAACGGCATACCCACCTATCTGACCAATAAAGTCATCACTAGTGGCATCACGTACTTCTAACCCTTTAATATCAAAGGTTCTAACCTCTTTATCGTTCATAAATTGATAACCCCCTTGTCAACGAGAATTTTTTGCGCCTGAGAGGCTTCTAGTATGCCCTTATCCACAAAATTCAATAGATCTTGCTTCAAAGTGGCGTTTGAATAGTCCAAAATACTACTCATATCTAGGGCAATGTCATCACTAAACTTAGCTTGAACTTCACTAATAATTGGTTCAATGTAACGATTTAAACCATTCACATACATGTTTTGTATCATTTCTAGGTTACTTTGTTGGTCGCCTTGACCATTTAAGTAGCTATCAGGAACACCAAACGCCTTACTAATCTGTGTCCGTTGATAAATTGCATTGTTTAAGAACTTGGCAACGTCTGCATTGATTGAGATACTTTGGAAGTCTGCACTCTGATCTAATACCAAAGTACGACCTGCATTAGCACCTGTATTGGCTTTTTCAAACTCGTTTCGGATATTGTCCTTGGCTTCAGGACTAACCACTGCTTCAGGTATTTTGATGACTGATGTGGGATTAAGTGCTTTCGCTATCGTACTCAACGACAACCGATTGGCTTGTTCCTGCTGTTGTACCTCATTCACAAGGCTTTCTAGTGGACTGTGACCGATTAATTCAGATCCATTGACACCATGAGCCATAATCTTGAAGTGAAGCACAGCACTGGCTTGATATGTTCCACCTTGATAATCGCCAAACGGTGTAATTTGATAATTCAAGACATCATTTGTTAAATCAAGCATCACATTTTGATTAGGAACGTAGCGCAACTCTTTACCATCAATCACGACAAACGCATTACCTGATAGCAATATCTCTAAAACAACCGTCTGCCAAAAATTGTAACGACTAGTCAAATGACTTGGCTTATTCAAAACGTTCAAGGTGTTTGGATTAGTTCCTGTAAAAATAGCACCTGCAATATCTGCACTGATAAGACTTGTCACGCTGTATAAGTCACTGTTGTGTAAAGCAACATCAGCACTAATAAGGTCATTAGGGACAATATTTGTCCCACTGTCTGCAAAAATAAAAGGCATGTAATTACTAGGTGTAATCATCTGCCTTGTTTCAAATGGATTTTTAATACTCATGATTGACCACCTTTAGGCGCTAGGATATAAGCTAATCCGAACAGCCCAATACCAATGGCAAGCCAACCTACTTGTGTGGCTACTTGAAAGGCACAAATCACAATCGCAATAATGCCTAGCACAATCAACACAAACGGTATGTATTGACTAATATTTTTCAGTTTATTCATTCAGCACCACCTTTCTTAAAATTTAAACTCATTCATGAAATAATCATTTACTTGGTCTTCACTCATACCAGCAAATGGACTTTTGTTCTTCTCATCAGGCGCATTTGTAAATGACGTGAAGTAAAACATACCCTCAAATAAGGCGTTGACAATGGCATCAGCCACATCAATCTTTGCGCTGTTGGTGTTCTTATCAATCTTGATACCATTGTTATCTTGTACAATAACTGCATTAGATAAGGCGCCAAACATGGCGCTATCATCAAGCATAGTTATTTGAGACTTGATAAACGCTGTTTGTAAGAACTTTGTGGGTTCATTTAATGACTTGATACCCTGACGGACTGGAATAATCAGATACTCGTTTTTGACCTCATCTAGTCGCCTAATAAACGTCCCTGTTCCCCACTGGTCATATAAGATAGCCTTAACATTGAGATCATATTTTTCAATTAACGACAACATGAAGTTAAATACCTCATCTTCATCAATCAAACCGAATCTGTCACGAGTGATTGTGGCAAAGCCCTTACTTTCAACGTCTCGATAATTGATACCATCACGCTGTTCTTTGGCTTCAATCGTTCCCAACTTAGCCAATGGAATAAATGAGTGTTGATACAAGTGATATTTTTGGTTGCCTGTATCGTCTGTATAAGGGAATACAAAGGCTATCGCTGTATCATCATTTGTCTGGCTATAATCAAACCCAATATAGACATCTCTGCCTTGCATATTGAACGTTGGAATAATTGCCTGTGTAAGCAAATCAACTGGTAGAAACGCATTCTCTTTTGCATTCTGCCATCTGTTCATGTTCTTAGTGAGAAAATCAGGTAAGCGTCCTTGTGAGTTCAATTCATCTCGTTCAGCGGTCATTTTTGGTATCGCTGACTTGCGTTTAGATTCTAACTCAAACAATGGATTAGACTTCTGCCAAATACTTGGGTCTCCAAAGGCTTCGTCATCATTGTCTTGTTCCCATGCTAAAAACAGAATATTATCAATCTCATGCCACGTCTTTTGCTCCATATATGAGCTATACCGCTTATAGTCTGCAAACATTGGACTGCGCACATCAGTACCACTGGTACTAATAAATATCGTTTGTGAGTACGGTAGGAACGTTTGCCCTGATGTGATTGAGTTGATAAACGAACGGTCTTTGAATAAGTGGTACTCATCAACCACAGCATAACTAAAATGACCAATACCATCACTAGTCGTACTTGATGATGCACTTAATTTACGCATGGTAGTAGACTGGCTTTTAATCCGCATCTCACGTTGGTTGTACTCAATACCCCACTGCTTAGCCATCTTAGAAAATGTACCACTCGCTAAGTTAGCCCATTGACTAGACATGTATTTAAACAAGGCATCAGCATGAGCTGTATCAGCACTAGCAACCGCTAACTGTCTGTTGGTTTTAGGTTGCCCAAACAAGAAATTAAACAGGCTTATCAACGCCATCACGGCTGTTTTACCATTTGCACGCGCCATCGATATAATCGCCCTATCAAATCGCTTACCGCTTGTTTCAGGCTCTTTCCAACCCTCTAGCAAACCAACGATAAACGCTTCATAAGGACTGATTTTAAACGGCTCATGTGTTTCTAAATCAACCAATAATGTACTAAACTTGATAATTTTATCCGTTCGTTCTGCATCATAAGCATAATGAAATTCTGGATCACTTTTAATCCGTTGCAAATCTGATAAATGACGTTCACATGCTAGTTTGATTTTCTCGCCTGCAATAATATGACCAGTCAAGACACCCACAGCATATTTGATGGTTGGTTCATCAATCCCAAAATCATTGATAACATCTTGATATTGTTCAATCATTGACTACCACCAAACATGTCAGCAATGGCATCAGCATTTAAACTACCATCATCATCACTAGCCAAATCAATCAGGGTGGCACGAGAGCTGGGACTTAATCCTAACTCACCACCCAATGACTTAACTTTACCAGTGGCATCATTTAGAACGGCTGTGGCTGGGTTCTTATAGTATCGACCACTATTTTCATAGATAGCTCCAACGTCCTTGATATTTTCATAGGCTTCACGCATAACACTGTAATTGATACAAAATGCTTCAAGTGTTGACTTGTCAGCTACTGTGATATAGCCCAATTTATTCAACGCTGGTACTAAGGTAGTCCACAAACGACTAGCTACGCCTGTCAAATGTTTAGGCGCTGTCTTTGGTAACTGCTTAATGTCTGCATTAGCCTCTTTCAAGGCTTCAGTGCGTTGTCTTTGGTAACTTTCATCATTTGTTGAAGTTGTTATTTTAGCTTTTCTAGGCATCTTTACCTCCTTTTTAGTTTGATATATGTACGCAAACAGGGTGAACGAATCCCTGCCTGCCGTAGGTGAACAAAAACGAAAAAATAACTCGTTATTTAAACGAAGAAGCCACCTATGTGCGTTGCTTCCCCTAAGCTATCAATCCCGGGGGATAATTTTGATGTCGTTCAAAATTTAAAACGGAAAATGAAAGAAAAGGAAAATTATGGAGCAATATTAACTATTTGAACGAAATCCCACCCTACCAAAAGCAATGCCTAATCATTCGCTCGCATATCGCTGACACAATCATTCACGTACCCACCCTCCAACCATGTACGCAATATAAAAAGGACTGAACTTAATCAATCCTTTAATACTTTTATCCACCAGTCACGGTTTAAATGTTTCAACTTGTTATCACTCATTTTGTTTTCAATAGCTGTCTTATGATTATGTTGTGACCTTGTCAATAGCCACAGGTTACTCACATCATATTGTTCAGCGCTTGTCTTTAGCAATCGTCTCGGCACAAGATGGTCAACAATTAGATCACCCTTACCATACACTCGACCATTAACAGAACTGGTATACATATCACGTTGCTTAATGTATTCGCTTATTCGTTCCCATTGTTTAGTCTGATAAAACTCATGACCTAACTCTGGTCTGACGGTTTCATTATAGTTACGATTATATTCTAACTTATCACGTTGCCCACGCAATGTCTGTGACTTCAACTCTTGTGACTTTTTCAATCTATCACGGTAACTATTCATACGTTTACTGTAATGCTCATCGCAATAATCAAAGCCTAACTTAATTAGTTCATGGCAACCAATCTCGGCACATCTATGTAATCTCATTGAGTACCTCCATCTAATATTGCATACTACTATTATGCCATGTATTGTTAGTCAGAAACGGCAGAATGACGGCAACTTATACAGCAATGTCTAACTCATTAAATGTTTGTGCAACACTATCCTTAAATGTCTTTTGATAAGTACGGCATGTTCGCTCTGACAAGTTCATACGTAATGAGATAACCACCCAAGACAAGCGCTCACGTCTATCATAGTGCATTTGTACTATCTGCTTTGTTTCTTCACTGAATGTTGTCTCTAATCGTTTAATAGCATCACGTTGCTTTGTCAGTTCATGTAAGATACTGTCTGTCTCATACTTAGCTATCAAATCATCAAATGGTCTGCTTATTTTATTGATGGCTCTACCACCACCAATATTGTCATCATCATGTGGTTGCCATTGCAATTCTGATCTACGTAAAAGAATCTTCGTATCAATCACACCGCTATAATAGTTGGTTAGTAATTCATCTGTCTTATCCGCCATGTATTTCTGCCCCACCCTAAACTTCTACAAAAATATCTAAACTGATAAGCTGTGTAATGGCGTTAACAATATCTTCCTCACTTTTCGACCATTCATTCGCCATTTCGGTTATGTTTACAACATTAAACTCTGAATCTGCTTTTACATAGACACTAAGTAATTCACTTAATACCAAAGAGTTTAATGGATCATCAATAATCCTCTTAAACTTAGGCATGTTTGTTGTTGTGTGAGTTGTTCCTCTTTTTAAAATAATAGTATTCATTATGTTACAATTCCCTTCATTATCTAATTATCAGTAATTAAAGTATAAAACTTTTACAACTACATTGCTTTTTTTAAACTATCCAATAAACTCTCTATTAATAATGCTGTTGTTTCCATCGACTCGGTCTGATTGTCTAAGTGTTCATAATGACCGTAAAAACTAGCATTACAGTCTCTCACATTTTCAATATCTGACAATAAATGACCAATTGTCACTTCTAAATAATCAAATAGCAACTCTTTGTTTTCCATGTTTTTATCTCCTAGTCCAAGCCATCTGCATTGATAATTTTGTCAGATGTAATATTTTTCTCAATGTCTTCAATCATTTTCTTTGCGATTGACAAGGAAGAAATGACATGATCCATTGTTTCTTGTTTGATAGCAATACCATTAAAATCTGTTGTCTTACCATAAACGGCAATATCGCTAATGAAGCTGTTGACCCTTTCATCAAGGCTCTTAACTTGGTGCAAAGAAGCAATCTGCTGTTCTAATTCTCTTGCTTCGTTCTGCATAGGTTCTGCATCAAACGTCATGTTTTTCATTGCCTCTTGACGTTTCTTTAAAGCCTCACGCAATTCAGCATTTTCAGAAGCGTATCGTTCATTGATTGATTCAGTCGTTTCAACTTTCCCTTTGAGAAAATCATAATCATCAGGTATCTTTTCAACCTCAACTTCTTTTTCAATCACTTCTGGCTGTCTGTTTAAAAGAGACTCAATCGTTTTATCCTTACTGGATATTTGTTCGTCTCTCTCTTTGAGTTGTGCTTTTACTTCTCGCAATTCACGCACCGTCATTTCATCTGGCTTTTTAACCTCACCTGATGAAAGCTGTTGCGGTTTTTCACGTTCTTCTTCTGGCATGGTGGCTATCTCATAGAGAGCTTTTACTCCTAAATGTTGCCCCGTGGCAACATTTGAATCGAGTTCGGTTGCAATTTTCATAAATCTAAAGGCAACTGTTCTATCTATGCTCACTTCTTCCAGCCACTTACCAAACTCACCATGTGCTAAATCATGTTCTTTAACCCATTTCAACCGCCTGCCTATCTCGAATATGGCTTGACCGCCTATATTCTGGTAGGTCTTAATTTCAGTTGTCAGTTGCGTGAGATTATTTGAAAGGTTTTCTATTTGGTTCATTTTTTCTCCATTTGATTAGTTTCGCCTTGTCTACCTACTCAACCGTTTTTTTAGAGTAGGTAGATAATCCTTACTCTGCCAATGCTTTTAAGCGTTCACCTACTCAACCAGCTCTATTTTTTCTCAACATATATATAAATACAAAATATTAAAACACAACACTTATTTAATTTTAGAGTAGGTAGAGTAGGTAAGAAGCATTAAACATTGATATAACAGTTTTTTCTCGCCTACTCTATTTATTTTTTTGAATAGGTCTAGAGTAGGTAGAGTAGGTCATTGTCGCCACCAAGCTCGTTGCTTGCCCTTATATCCTATTCGCCAACTCTCTTTGTTATCCATAATATTCTTAATTTTATTGGCAACACTTCGATTTTTTACTAAATCAATTTTATTTAAAGCAAATTCAGCAATATCTGAACTAGTTACCCACTCTTCGATTCTGTTATCTAAAAAAATGTTAATCTGGTTTTCAATCTCATCAACATAGACAAACTTTTCACGATGCTTAGCAAGTTCAATCTCTTGTTCACGAGTAGGATATTGCAAGCCTTTGGTCTTGTACTTATGCACCATCTCACCCCAAAATTGCATTACATCTCTCTCATTCAAGTCTGTAAATGGGTGTTTAGTTTGTTTGGCTTTAGATGATAGGATTGGCAGAAATCTTCTGTTTCCTGTTTTGTCTTTCAAATATTCAACTTGGTTGGAAGTTCTAGCTAAAACAAAGTGCTTTGCTCGCCTGACATTCTTATGACCGTAGGCTGGACGATATTCTAGCTCTTCCATTGTGATAAACTTTTTTGTAACCTCAAACGTACTAGATGCTGTAGCTTCCATTTCATCGTCATTGACAATCAAAGCACGTTGCATTTTTGTATACTCATCTTTGTTTTTGAAGTTCTGAATTGTATCTACGTAACTATCACGAGCTAATTTCTTCAATATGGTAGTTTTACCAGTACCTTGATCACCAACAATGTCTAAACAGAAATCAAACTTTGTCATAGGATTGTACACCTTAGCGACTGCACCAATAAAAAATGTTTCTGTTATCAAAGTTGTAATTTCATTTTTTGGAGCGCCTAAGTATTCAGGTAAAAAGGAACTCGAACGTTCAACTTTGTCCCACATTCTGTCAGCCTTATCAAAATAATCAATCTGCGGATTAAATTTATTCTGCTCTAATTGTGAAACCAGCGATATTGCAGAAAAGCCCATGTTTAGATTGATTGTAAACCCGTAATGACGTTCAAGATAACTGATAAGGAACAATACATTAACATCTCGCATAATACCCTTACTGATGACTGCTTCATCTATTTTAATAGTCTTGGCAATTTCTTCTTCTTCGGTAAAGTCATTAAATTTGAATACTCCATCAAACAAAGGGTCATTTTTCAACACAAGAGCAACATTATTCACAACAGTGCCACGTATTTCTCCCGCTTTTGTTCTTTTAAAATCTTTATACCATACTGGCTCATCTGGTAATTGTTCAAATTCATCAGCCATCAGCGTCCTCCTAATCTTCTTTGTTTTTCTTTCTGATATGCAGAACGATAGATTGTCTCAACTTCTTTTTCAGCAAGTGGCACATCAGAATTTTCGTTTACCTTTTTCACAATGGCATAAGCAATATTTGGGTCAACATGTATTCTCAACAAGTACCCCGATAGACTGACACACATATTGTTGCGCTGACCTTGAATGAAACCATTCAATACCATTTCCCAACGTTCTTGTGTTGAGTATCTAGGTACTCGCTTAGTCTGTGTACTACCACTTGTGGCAACGTTAGACGCCAGTTCAATTAACCAATCAGGCATCAGATTAGCATGTATAAAATCTTTTCCAAAATGCTGATAACCTATTCCACCACCATCAACTAACTTAATAGACGGCGCAACGGTTATCTTGTCCGTCACAAGCTCCAAACCAGCCCCTATGTTGCGTTTTAATTTCGTTACGTCTAAATCATCAGGTACACGATAAAACACATGTATGCCGTTTCTAGGGCTTTTTTCAATCACTTCATCATCAAAGTTAGGTGTGATACCTGCTTTTTTAAGTGAAGCCAAACCATTCTTATTCGGTGTATGCCGATCAACGTCTAACGTCACTAAGCCTGTGTCTTTCAATATGATGCCCATGTTTGAATTAGCGCCATACTTTAAGAACATGTCTGTTAGCTCACGAACGTTGTTAGTAGCGTCTAAATGACCTCTACTACCCTTATAAGGTGTGTTCGTTCCCTGTGCCAACAAGTAAACTTTGAAACCTTGCTCTATCAATTCATGACTTTTTATGATAAAATCAGAACTGATAAAACTATTTTGAGTCTCTTGAACTTGGTCGTCAAACTTCTGTTCAGGAGCTTTTTTTGTGTCTTCGCTCATCTTTTGCCTCCCTTTGCATCTCCTACTGATACGCCCATTAAGAACGCACCACCAACCAAAATTATCATTGCAACGACCTGACCTATCCACACTGTCATTAAAATTCCTTTCTTTCCAAAAAACGCATAATTGCATCACTAGTTTTGACATGAAGATAATTTACTTTACCTTTGTCAATATTTGCTAGCTGTTGCCGAGAAATACCGATTAAATTCGCAGTTTCCGTCTGTGTTAATTGTAAATCCGATCTCTTCTGTCTTAATGCCTTGATTAATTTATTTTGATTTATCATGGCATATATCCTCCTTTTGATGTATAATTTTAGTACGTAATCAAACTTAACATTTGTTTACAAAACAAGTTTAACTCATCTGTAAATTTTTGTCAACTTTAAATATGTATAAATTTTATCAAAAGGAAAAACTATGATTAATAGACTAAAAGAATTACGATTAAAAAACGGTTTAACTCTCTCTGAATTATCTAACGATGTGAATATTCCGACCTCAACGTTGAGTAAATATGAAAATCAAAAACGTAACCTAATTGGAATTAACCTCTATAAATTATCTGAATACTTTTCAGTTTCTCCATCATATTTAACCGGTGATGACCCACTAGAAAATGTTCCGCTAATGACTAATTTAGATGATGATAATCTGATTCCGTTCGAAACGCACACTGTGTCTGGTAAGCAATCAACAATAGCTATAAATCAATCCTTAAAATGGTTAGATAATGACAACAATTTGCGTTACACCGGCACACCTAAAAAAGATTTGTTTACGCATGAAAAAGAAGTTGATTTATTAAAAACACTTCAAGTAGTTTTTGAAAATCTTAGAGATGATATCGAAATCGGTTTAGATAAAAACATGTTTGAAACAGAAGACGTTTATATCCACATGTTGGAAACGTATAATTCATCATTCCACGCTTTGAAATTGTTAATTAGTCTTGATCGTGAATCAAGAAACGCTGTGTTTCAAATATTAAACAAAATGCAAAATAAAAAAGCCTCTGACGATTAAATCAGGGGCTTTTTGTTATGATTCTATTAATGACGTGGGATTTCTTCTAAAATACCGTAGAATTGTGACTTATCTGTGAAGTCAGCCATATACTGTCCATTCAATCCAGAACGCTGTCCACCAACACCAATTTCTACTATTTTATCTTCTTCACTTTTATCAAAGCTAATTTTACCATCTAATGCAACTGCACGAATATAGTTAACTAACTTATTGAGTAAACGCTCTGGATATTTTTCTTTCTCAATGTTTTTATTCACTTGATTAAGAACATCAATAATATCTAACATTTGTGAACTCTTATTAGTTCCATTAGTTAATTCAGCAGTTAAGTTTTCAATAATATTTTTGTAATATTTTATATCCATAATAATGTTTCTCCATACTTAAATAATTTTATTTTAAAACCACATTGTTGCGGACAAGCGAGCAACATCTTCAGCAAAATTAGGTTTCTGTAACTATGTGAATAGCTTTAATCCTTGTTCCGATAACTTCTGGTTCAATGCAAGTGATCTAAAGTCTTTCGCCAAACCACGAGCAACAACCTGTTCACTTTGCTTTTCGTCTGTTAGTTGATGAATGGCTTTATTGATATAAACTTGTTCATCACTATTCACATCTAGTTTTTGCAATAATTCCAACAAATTTTTTTTTGACATTTTGAAATTCCTCTTTAGTGAGAATTCTACTCCAACAATATGCCTATTACAAATTGCTTTATGCTAAAGTAACAAATCGTGACGTTAGGTATCTGTATTTTACAGACCCCTTTTTTGAACTCGTTCCCATTTTGGTATTGAGCTGGGTCGGCATTTTACCGTATCAGGTCTAAGGTGGTGTTTTGCCACCCCTGAAATAAACTTAAAAGTAACAAATCGTGACCTTAGGTATCTGTATTTTACCGACCCCTTTCAAAGGTCGTGTTTTGCGAATTTAGGTGTGTGGATACAACTACCTCCTACCTCCGTACCTGAAAGTACACTTGTTCGTAGTTTGTTGCGAATATATTTTACGCCACATCTGGCGGAACTTGTTTTCTCCACCTTTGGAGAATTATGTATATATACATTTTTTATTGTATATTTATGTAATATGTACCACAT